TAAACCTTTACCTGGCTGATAGGTCATTGTTCTAAATGTTTGTCTAACTACTTCAGATCCAGAAGTTGACGTTACATTCATACTAGCTGTTGCTTCATTAGCTAAATAAGTAAGTGTTCCACCAGTTGCCGTTGAAGTATCAAACTGATTGTCTACTGCGTATCTATTTTGAGAATCAAATAATGTATATGGTTGAGATACTCTTAATCTTCCAAATGCATCTGTATTAGTACCTGCAAATGAAACATAGATTGGATTACTTGAACCTGAATTTACATTAGCACAACTCATTAACAACCATTCCCTGATCTCATATTATACCAAACAGCTCTATCCGTTTCGTCTTTTAAATCTTTTTGAAAAGTTGTATTAAGTTGATTTTGTAAAGTTGTTAAAGCTCTATTAATTTGTCTAAAATTTTCAACCGTATAAGGTTCCTTTGGTTCAGGAACATATATATTAATTTTTGCCATTATCTTCTTCCATCTGGTTGGGAATCCATTCTAAATATTCCGTATCGCCAGTTATCATCTATACCATCACTTTCAATTTGAATACTAGCAAGTCTTGCTCTTGCACGAGTATCTACCTTATCAGTTGATGTTGTTATTGTAAATGGACCAATAAATGTCTCTCCTTTTGCAACAGTAGTATCTGCTGGATATGATCTTAAATAAATAGTTACAGCTGCACTTCCTGTTAAATTTTTAAAATCAGGAATAAATCTTCTTAGTTTAATAAAGTATTCTCCATCTCCATCTACATCTAAATCAAAGTCTCCTGATCTTATATAAGAAGAAATAGCAAGTGTTGTTGTATTTGTAGATGTTAAATTTAATACTTCATTTTTACCAACTTCATGTTGGAAATAATAAGAAGCCCCTGCACTTACTCCATTAATAGTAGGTACTGTTGGAGTTACAGTTTCATCATATTTAGTTGCATGTGGGTTTTTAAATATTTCAGAATCTTCCCAAGTTGTTCTAGCTAATGTTCCTGTTGTCCAAGTTCTTTCATCATAATTATAACTTACAAATCTATTAATTTGTGTTGAATCTGCAGTTGGATAAAACCAAGTAACTTCTGAAAATAAATTATTTAAACCAGCAAATACTATGTCACCATTTGTAAAATTAATTCCAAGATTACCTTCACCAATAGTTGTAAATACAAAATCTTGTACTAAAGAAGGAACAATGGTAACTGTACCATCAAATCTATAAAAACTTCCAGAATTTCCCATCCACCAAACAATACCATTTACGAAAGCCAAAGCATTTTGTCCAATAAGACCACAATTAGATCCAACTTTTCTTATACTAAACGTATAAGGAGTTCCTACGTATTGAATTTGATATGCCGCCATATCTGTTAAAACTAATATATAATCTTTAGCTCTTACTGCTCCTACAATATGAGTTCCATCATCTAATCTAAATGTACCTGCTGTATTTGTAGATGTCGGCTCATATACTTCTATATCTTCTGTGTCTGAAAATCTTATAAACATTGGATCTTGAGATGTAGGATCTCCAATTACAAGTTCTGTTCCTAAATGTAATAAATGTCTGTCTTGATCAGAAACAATTGTCATGACAGATGTTGTTGGGTTATTAGGAATCAATGTTGCTCTTGTATTAACACCTGTTCCATCACTAGGGTACCAAATAAATGTACTACCATAACTAATAGTTGCAATTAAATTTTCACCAAAATTATCTAAAGACCATTGTGCTACTCTTATGGTTGTTGTAGAAGTTGTTCTTGGCGTTCCCCAAGTACCATCTCCATAAGGTCCAGCGCCCCAACCATATCCTGCTATAGCACTTACAGGACCTACAAAATAATAAGGAGTAACTGTTGCAGATCCAGCTGAAGACATTCCAGTTCCTGTTTCAGTTTTAGCCATTGTAATTTTAAATGTATTTAAAGAAGGAACATCTACAACTTCAAAAGTATTTGTTGTAAAATCAGAAGCAACAAATCCTGTACTAGGACTTCCTGGCAATGTTACAGAACTAAATAAAAATAAATCTCCAACTAATAATCCATGGCCTGTTGAATTAACCGTTACTGTTTTAGATCCCGTTGTAGAAGTAAAAGTACATCCTGTTAAAGCTCGTGTAGCATCTAATGGAGTAATATCATAAATAGAATCACCATCATACACATATAAACATTTACTTGTTCCAATAGCAGCATATCGTCTGCCGCTTAAATCGCTCCATGTCCATTGAGCTCTGGCTGCTCCAGCCATTAATTTATCTGTTACTTGCACCCATCCACCTATTTTTTCAGGAGAACCGTAACGAAAACGTACCATATCTCCATCAATCCACTGTCCTTCTGCTTGAGAAGCTGTGGCTTGTTTATTAAAACCAGCATTTAATGGTATCTTTTTTAAAGGCATATTGCCTATTATACCTTATATCTATGTAAGATTAAATATGAATTATCTTATTTCTTAATAAGAACTTTGTGTTCTGGTATATAAATATAATGTAAATTAGTTGTATTAAACATTGCTATAAGTTGTTCAAATGAATTTGTTAAAGGTTTTCCTGCTATATTTAAAGAAGTATTTAATAATATAGGTACGTTTGAAATTTTATAGAATTCACTAATTAAGTTATAAAAATTTTCATTCTGTTCTTTTTTTAATGTTTGAATTCTGCAGCTACCATCTACATGAGTAATAGCGGGTATTATACTTTGTTTATTTTTTAATACTTTTGTAGCATAAGACATAAAAGGAACTTCTTCTTTTCCATTTAAATCAAACCATTCTTTATGATGTTCATGTAAAATAGTTCCAGCATAAGGTCTGTACCATTCTCGTTTTTTAAAAACATTAACTAATTCCTTTCCATGAGGATTGCATGGATTAAATAATAAAGACCTATTACCTAAAGCTCTTGGGCCAGCTTCTGCTCTTCCTTGAAACAAAGCAACTAAGTTATTATCAAATAATAATTTTGCAACTTGTTCAGAAGATATTTTATGTTCATTTATAAAATTAGTGTTAAAATTATATATTGGTTGTTTACCTAAATATAAATTTTTATAAGGTTCTATTTTTATATTATTTCTATAAGCAACTAATAAAGCCGCTCCTAAAGAAGTTCCACCATCATTAGCTAATGGATCTACAAATATCTTTTTATGCTCATTTAATATTTCATAATTAATTTGACAATTTTGAAAAAAACCACCTGATAAACATATATTTGCTTCTTTATCTATATTTAAAATATATTTAATTTTATTTTTAACTAAATTTGTACATTCGTCTTGTATTGCTTTTGTAAAACAAAATTTATCAAGTTGTCCTTTTAACATTGCAAGTAAAAAAGGTTGTCTTACTTTATATAACAATCCATTAGTATCAAATACTTCTACTTTTTGTTTCTCTTTTACATAAGAAGACATGCCCATTACAGCTCCAGGTTCTTTAGATTTTATAATTTCACATGCAAATCTAAATAAGTTTCCAAAACTTAAAGTATTTAAAGAATGAATATTCTCACTATGACTAACATCATTACCTTGGCATATTTTAAAAACTAAATTTATTTTATTGTCTTTAAATTGATATATAGACTCTATTTCATAACCTATACTTTCATTATTGTAATAATAATCAGTTCCTGATCCATCTATTATTAAACAATAAGCATCTTTATAATTTGAATTAAAAAATGCACATGCTGCATGTTGTAAATGATGGTCATAATCAACTTCTATTTTATCAAAAGTAATATTGTTATTTTTACATTGGTTTATTATGTATTTTTTATAAATATCAATTTCTTCTTTAATTATTTTAGAATGGGTAAATACAATTACATCAAAATGTTTATTTTTAAATTCATTCCATAAATAAGAAATATTATTATCTCTTTTAATTCCAGAAAACATTTGTTCTTCTTGATAAAAAACAATGTTATTATCTTCAATAACTGATGCGGAAGCATCGTGACTGAATTGCAAACCAAGAATGTTCATTATATTCTTTGCGTTTTAAATGCTAGAGTTACTCTAGGTGTTCCGTGTTCAATTGGGGCCAAACCCCTATGATTCCATATTGCTGGAAATATTATTAATCTATTTTGTATAAAGTCTATTGATTCAATTTTATTTTCATCGTTATTTATTTTTATTTGAAATTGACCAGAACCCTTTTGTAATGTTTTAGAAGTCATTAACAATATGGTAGTGTCACCATCATCTTGATGAAAATTACCAGGCATATTTGAATAATGTATGTTTATATAAACTCTTAAAAATTGTACTTCATAATTTATTTGATTTTGGACTTTTAAACATAAAAATTTAATTAATGGTTCATATGGATTTAATTGTGTCATATAAAAAGGAGAATGACCGTCTCCTAAAGAAGAATGACCAAATGAATGTGGTATTTCTAAAAAATAATTTTTTAAAAAATTACTTAAATCATATTCTAAAAAATTATCTAATACTTTTATCATCTTTCATTTGCTTTCTAATTTTAGTGGCAGATATTTCTTGTATTTCTTTTGGTAATACGATTTCTTCAATTTTGTAGCCAACATCTCTACCATAACAAATGCTTGTAATGTTAGGAACTTTTATAACATCAAATTGACCTGTATAATCTTTAAGTTTTTCTTCTATACGTTTTTTAATATCTTCAAATACAAATGGATTATTATCTGTTTGCGGCATTGATCTTACCATAATAACAACTTGACCCGTTTTTTTTAATATTTCTTTAAATAGAGCTAAATGACCATCATGGAATGGTTGCCAACGTCCAAGCATTTGAGCAGTTGGTTTACTGTAGTCTATCATAGATCTCCTGAATGATATGGTCGTAATTATAATCTTTTACTTCAAAATCTACTTTTTTTGGTTTTTCAAATATCTTATTAGTGTTTTCAAATCTACCTTCTGTAATAGTATTCATCCAAATAGTCATATTATAATCTTTTCTATATTCATCAAATGGACAAATGAAATCTACAACATTTGCTTTATCAGATAGGTTACATAATTGTAGCATTCTTTGTGCTTGATTAATTCTTGCTACATGAGAAAATTCCCAGTCATTAAACATCTTGCGAACTTGATCGCCATTAAAATAAGCAAAGTTTTTATCTTTAATTAATTTTTGTGCAAATGTAGTTTTGCCAGATCCTGGTAATCCAAATATTAAAATATTCATATGTAATTTTTTAAATAGGGATATGCTTTTTTTATAATATAACTTATTTCTTCTATTTCATTATCTAAAACATATTCTTCAACACCAGTCAAGGAATTATATAAATTATAATTTTTTATTTTATCAATGTTTATTGATTCATTTTTATTATTTAAATTATGTTCTTTGACATTAAAATTAACATCAACAGGGACATATTCTAATTCAAAAAATTCACATATTAGCTGTATTTTTTTATTAATATTTATTAATAGATCATTAGTTTCTATGTACATTACATTTGTACTGTCTAATAACCAATTAAATCTGTCCGCCCATAAATAAGCATTGTTTAATAAATAATTATTGCCAAAATTAAATATTTTTGTTTTATTATGTAAATTATTTTTCATTTTAAAATAATTACTTTGTTGTTGTTCTGAAGATAATTTTGAATTTTTTTTAAATTTTTGTAATTGATTTTTTAATTTTCTGTATAAAAATATTTTTTTATCTAATAAGTTATATGCAAAAAAACAACGACTGCTTGGTAATTTTAATAAAAATTTACCTTGTTTACCTAACTCATTAATCCCGTTTAAATCATAGCTACATTCAGGTTCACAAAAAGTAGTGATACTTTTACTTAATAAAACAGCCAAGTAAGTAGATCCACAAAAAGAAGTATGAAAAATAAATTTCATCTTACATAATGAATATTGCTATTATCCCAATCTTTTAGTTCTGAAAAATTAAAAGCAACGGTAATTCTTGGAGTATTATATTTAAATTTTTTTACTTCGTGATTTAAAAGATTACTAAATAATACAAACCTTCCTTTTTTTTCTTCAATAGTAATATTCGCTTCTTTAAAAAAAGTCCCAGGACCAGGGGAATCTGTTAGATATAAAAGCCCACTAAAGGCAGTTGCATCAGGATGGTTATGCATTAAAGCATGGTCTTCTTCTGTTGAATATATATTTCCCCATGCATTTTGTATAATAAAATTATTTTTATATATTTTTTGAATACTTTGTTTTATTAATTTTAAAAAAGAATGAAAATTATTATTATTTACCAAGGCTTCAAAACTACTTCGTTTAGCAACAACATTTGTTTTTAATGTACAATTTTTACAAACTTCTTCCACATCTTTTATTAAATTATTTAGCAAAGGATTATTTGAATCTATTTCGTCAACTAAAATAAAAGAAGGTACTACTAAATTTATATTATAAAAAGTTTCTTTATTTTCCTTCAATTTTTGAATCCTCAAAAGTTTTTTTATTAGCAATTTCTTCTTTAAATTTAAGTTGCCAATCCATTACCATTTTGACTAAATTATTTCCAAAATGTTTTAAACTTTCATCTGATAAATGTAATTTTCCTTTTCTAAAAAGAGCCCATCTTTCTTTTAAAGAGAATTCTATATCACAAGATCCGTCTTCATATTGTTTAAAATTCATGTTTATTTTCCCATTCTCTAAATTGATTCATATTAAATGCAACTGTCATTCTTTCTATATCATTTTCTATTTTTTTAACACTGTGTAATATAAGTGGATGAAACAATATAAACTTACCAATTTTTTCTTCTATAGTCAAATTATATTGTTTAAAATAAGTTCCAGGTCCACCTTCCGTCAAATATAAAATTCCACAAAAAGCAGAAACTGCAACGTGATCATGTTCCAACACTTCATCTCCTTTTTTACAAAGGTTTCCCCACGCACTTTTTATTTTAAAAGGTTGATTATAAATAATTTTAATCTCAGGTTTAATTAGCTGTATAAAATTATAAAAATCTTTGTTTTCTACTAAACTTTCAAAACCTGTAAAATGGGCTTTTACATTTGTATTATAACTTAATTTTTCGTCTTTATTATTCTTAATAAAGTTTTTTAAATTATTAATAATAAAGTCATTTTTAATTTCCCCAGTTAATATAAAAGTTTCAAAATTAATTTCTTTAACTTTTAAATCAAAATTCATATTACACTATTTGTTCCATACAAATGTCTTTTATCTTTTTTAAATTCTTTGTTAGGTCCATTAGCATCTACATAATGTAAAAAACATTGTGCATGCCAGTCTCCTTTAAATTCTTCTCTCCAATGTTCAAGTTCACATCCTAAATATATTGCAGCATCGCCTGGTTTAAGATTACATTCTTTGCCATCTATAAATATAGGCCAAGGGGTTCCATCAGATCCAATCATCACTGTAACACTTACTTCACAAGATTCTCTATCAGTATGTTTTGTTAAATCAGCATTTACAGTGTACATTCTCCAAAAAGCATAGGTACATAATAATTGTAATCCAGTTTCTTTTTGCATTAAATCTAGTTTATTAACCATTAAAGATTCCATTAAAGGATCTGCATAAAAAGAAGTATCTCCATTATTATTATAATGAATTTGAAATGAGTCAAAATTTAATCTATGTTTAATTCTGCAATAATCTGTTAATAATTTAATTTCTTCTTTTGTTAAGAAATTTTTAATTATTTTATATTTAAAATTTTTTATAGTATTCATATTAAATTAAGGTTATAAAAAATGGTTGTATTATACGTACTTCAGTTTCTTTATCGTGTCCAGGACTATGCCATAAGTTAGAATTGTAATAAACACATCTATTTGGTTTTGAACCGATTATAATGTCTGGTTTAATTTGATTTCTATAAGAATAAAAATAAGTTCCATCTTCTAAATTCCAAGTATTTATATAAATAACCCCCGCAATATTTTCTTCATCGGAATCTTTGTGCGGAGATAATCTATATTCAAATACGTGTTTTAATTCAGAACTTAATATCTTTCTAAAAAAAGTTTTAACTGTTTTAATTTTTAAATTACTTTTTTTCTCAAAAGTTGAACAAAAAATATGAAATGGTTTATCATTTTCTGCAAATGATTTTGTCTCATAACAAGGATAGGCTCTTAATCTATCTGGATAAAAAACATCATTAGGTTGATAGGTTGCATTATAAGGATTTAAATTAGCAGAAGTGTTAATTAAATTAAAATCACTTTCTTCATAAAAATTTTCAATTATATCTATCATATTAAAGAGCCCATGCTACTACTGAGTATCTTGTTCCTTTTGTTACTGGTTTAACTGTGTGTGGATATAAAAAATTACTTGGCCATACAATTAATCTATTTGGTTTTACATCTACTTCCCATTCTCCAGATCCATCTGGGTTTCTAAAACATAAGTTTCCTCCCTCATAATCATTATTTAATAATAGTATACAGCTCATTGTTCTTGGTGCTTCCATAGCGTGATCTGTATGCCATGTATAAAAACCAGTGTTTTCATATTTTAAAATTGCAAGTTGAGATAAACCTTTCCAGCGAATATCTAATATTTTGTTATCCATGGCATATTTTTTTAAACCATTATTAAAGTAAGTATATAAAAAACAATACCAATGAACATTAGATAATTTATTATCCAAATTAGATAATGAATGAATGTATGTTCTTCTAACATCAAAATCAACATCCCCTTCTTTTTTTTCTGAAATAATACCTGCTTTTTCAAATTTGCAAATATTTGCATAACGAAGTAAGTTTCCTAAAACATTTAAAGGAAGAGCTTCATCATATATCCCTATAAATTTTTTTATTTCCATGATTTTTTATTCCAATATTTATCTTTATATATATTTAATAATTTTAAAGCAAAAAATATTCTATTGTTTTGTATTTCTTGTGGTTTTCTTTCTTTCAATACCATTTTCCAATTATCTCTTTTAAAAGGTATTATTTGAACATAAGGTGTTCCTTTTTTTATTGTATCTTCTAAAATAGGGTATTTATCTCCGTTAATAATTATGGGAAAATTAACTTCACTTGGAAAAGTATCAGTATCTACTATTCCTGATATTATTGAAAATCTGTCATCTGAATTATTTAAAGGTGATAGAAATAAACAAGAATATCCTTTGGGTGTTTTTATTTTCCATGGATTAAGTATTTTATAAAAAGGCAAATTTTTATTTTTATTTACAAAAGGACTACCTTCTAATTGTTTTTTAGAATGTACGTCTGTCCCAGTATTTAAATTTATACCCTTTGCATTTATAAGCTGCCCAAATTGACTTATGCCAAATGTTTGAAAAGAATCTTTTAATCCTTTTTCATTTTCTACATTATGTCTTATATGAAAATCTTGTGGCATTTTTAAAAGATAACCTGATGTTAGAGAATCTAAAAAAGGCATACATCCTTTAATTGTTTGTTTTAAAACAGTATGTTCCAATTTTTTATACCATTCAGGTATATTTAATTTGATTGGAGTAGGATAATCTTGTTTTTGTGCAAAATAATCTTTATGTGCACTAAATTCAATAACTTTCTCAAACATAGAAAGTTAATATATTATTTTAAGGTAATTGTAAAGTATTTAAAACAGGGTTATTTAAATTATCCAAATATGTTTCAAAAGATCCATTTAATGGATAGTTTATAGAATCATAATTAAAATTATTTAATGTATTATAGTAATTTTGCCATTTATTTTTTAAAGGATGTAATGGATTGTTATCCAAAAATTCTTTTATTTTATTAATAATTGGATTAACATATTCTAATAATTTTTCTTTATTTTTAAAAACATAAGGTGTGTTAGAGTAAGTAATATTATCTCCATCGTATTTAATAGCTATTTTTTCATTATTTCTTACTGATTTAAAATCAGCATCAGATACAACAATACTTTTATAAATATCTAAACCAATTCCAAGACCTAATAATTCTGAATCATTTTCAATAATTCTAGAAAATGTTCCATATAAATTATCTGAATCTTTTATAAAAACAAAATAAGCCATATTTTAAGTTCCAGTATTATCAAATACACATATAAATCCAGGAGAACCAGGTCCTCCAGAATATTGTGGTCCATTAAATTGGTTTCTTTTGAAGACATATGTCGCAGTAGGTGCGTTACCATCTGATCCTTGAACGTTTGTTCCACCTTGGCCAGTATTACCTATAAATTGAGTAGGTCCTGGTGCTCCCCATGTAGTAGCATTTCCAGCGCTACCAAAATTTCTACTAAACCCTTCACCTTGAGATTGTCCACCTGATCCAGAATTTCCTAAAACATAAGGAACTGAATAAGGTTGTGTGATAGGTATATTCCAAAATCCATATCCACCACCGCCACCAGGAGTCGCCCCTGGATTTCCTGATCCACCACCTCCACCACCATACATATATAAAGCTAATCTATTAGCTGTAGGTGCAGCTGTAAAAGTTCCAGACGCTGGTCCTTGTACAGCAAGTTTTACAATTGCCATTCCAGCACCTCCTGATCCAGAAGATGCTGCTGTAATTCTACCTTGAGCATCAACTGTAATTGATGCTGCTGTATATGATCCTGCTGTAACTGCAGTGTTTGATAACTGAGTCGGTCCTACAGCGCCTGCTGCAATTTTAAATGATGTAACAGAAGCTGTATCTAATTGAGTTGATCCAACTGCGTTTGCAGAAATGTTATAAGATTTAACTGCATTAGTATCTAATAAAGCATTTGTAATTGCGTTGTTTGCAATGTTAGAAGATGTGATTGTAGCACTTGCTATTTGTGATCCAGAAATTGTACCCTGAAGAGTTGTTAAATCAACAGTATTAATATTTGTACCATCTGAATAACAAGCTGTTAATTTACCCTGTGTTAAAGTAAGGCCTGTTCCACTTTGTGTTTTAAATGTAACTGTAAAAGCACCTGTTGTGCTATTTTTTAAAATATAATATTTAGCAAGACCATCTGGAATTTGTACAATTTGGTTACCTGTAATTGCTCCAGTAAAATTAATTACCATGTTTCTAGCATTAGAAAGAGTAGCATTACTCATAGCTAATGTAGTTGTTTGTGCTCCCCCTGCAATAGATACAGCTTGATAACCAGAAACGGCTTGTTGTATTAAGTTTAAATTTGTATTTGTTTTATCGCCCCATGTACCAGAGTTTTCCCCTGTTACCATCAATTCAAGTTTGAGGTCTGTAGAATAACTAGATGCCATAAATTCCTTTTAAATTTGTAATAATACCTAATTTTAGTTTCTTTAAGCCGCTATGTCAACCACGTTCCAGTTATTAGTTGCGTTAATATTAACCACTGCCCAAGCTATAACAACAGGGGTTTTTGTATAAGCCATCATTTGTAGGCCATTTGGATAAACATTAGAATCTGCCGTTATAGATACACTTCTTACATATGTAGTTAATCTATTAGTAGTTACATTAATATCTGCGTCTACCTGAATAGATTCGTTTCCTAGATTTACTCTTAATAAATTAGTACTTAAATTAACAGTAGCCGTACCTGTTATAGAAGGGCTTCCAACTGTTACTGTTGCTAATTCTGTTCTAGCAACGTCTTGTGCATCGGCTGTTACTGTAACGCTTCTAACACTAGCTGTTACTCTGTTAGTAGCAGCGTTAATATTTGCATCAGCAGTTGTTAGTTCATTACCTATTGTAATATTTAATCTATTTCCTGTAACAAAAACATCTTGTGCAATTGTTTCTGAAACATTACCAACTGTTGCAACTAATCTATTTTCAAAAACATCAGAATATCCATCTCCGTTTATCTCTGCGTGGTTAGTATCAGCTGTTAATAATAAATTTCTGTTATTAAGGACAGCTGTAGATGTTCCAATAATTTCTGATACAGTCCCTACTCTTGCATTTAATAAGTTAGTGCTTAAATTAACAGTAGCCGTACCTGTTATAGAAACAGAGCCTGTATTTGTTCGTAATAAATTTGTAGTTAAATATCCTTCATTTCCTAAATCAATAGAAGCAGATCCCGAAAGAACAGATAACCCCGATATTCCTCCCCAAGCATAACCACCCCAACTATTAAATCCCCACGAATCAGGCGATCCTGGAGTTGTAACATTTACTTCTATTAAACCAAATGCATCTTCATTTCCAACATATGAAGTTATAACATTTGATGAAACTGTAATGTTAGGGGAAAGTATAAATGATACTGTTCCTGTTGAAGATGATATTAAATTTGTACTAAGATTAACTTGTGCATCACCTGTTAAGGTAACACCGTTTTGTGCTGTACTTAAACCAGATATTTGCCCCCAAGAATAAGATCCCCAGGTATCATTACCCCAAGTAGTGAGTGTACCAGGTGACGATAATGTTACTGAAATATCTGCCACCTGGCCCCCCTAAAATTATGCGATTCTTAAAATAGCGTTTGCTGACGTAAATGCTGGGAACACAATTGTAAATGTTCCTGCTGTTGCTGTTTTGTCACCACCGAAATCTAAAGCACAAACTGCTTTGTTTGTAGCACTTGAGTTATAGATTAAAGCACCCGCTGCTGTAAGTGTTACTCCTGTAAATGATAAATTACTAAATGTAACAATTCCAACTCCTGTATCAAGAGAAGTTTGTTGTCCTGCTAGTACTCCACCACCCGCTGTGTACTGACCTGTAGCTCCTACTTCATTAGTTGAAGTATAAACTGTAGTCGTAGAGCTTAAAGAAGCTGCTGATGTATAAAGTGATAATTTAAAAGTGTTTCCACCTGTTGCAAAATTGTGTACGCCTTCTAAAATCTGCTGTTTAAAAGAATTACATACTGCTTGGTATATAGTCATGTTGTTTACTCCTTATAGTTATATTACGGAGACGGTGAATTAATTTTAATACGTAACACACCATCTTGAAACTCGTCTCTGCGTCTTCTACCTGTTTGTTCTAACGCAAATCCTTGTAATGCACTATTATACTTGTCTTCATATAGTTTGTACATATCCATTGGTCCTTTTAAAAAGCCATAAGCTTCAACTAAACAACCATATAATAGTAAATTTGGTGCATTATCACTTATATAGGTATTAGGTTGAGAAGCACTCAATGAATCTGGTGTATAAACATATTCTAAAGTTATAGGATAGGCCTGATCGGGTGTAGGAGCTACAAATATAGAATTTTCTCTAAACATTGCATAATATTTAGGAAATCCAGTAGCAGATGTTTCGTTATATTCGGTAATAAAAGTATCATCTCTTGGTTGTAAAGCTATTTGATCTGAAGATGTATTTGTAGCAATTACAGATCTTACAATTAAAGCTCTTCTTGAAGAAGTAAGTCCAGTTCCGCCTGAATCATTTGGTAAAGCTACATAAGGATTATTTGCTGTAAAACTGGATGTTGCATATTCTCTAGAATAATCAGCATCTGCTTCTCTAAATATTCTATATTCAACATCTCTAATAAATCCATCTATAATGGTATTTGTTAATACCGCTGAATCTACTTCTGTGTAACTTCTAATTTTTTCTAATAGTTCACTGTATGTCATGATATTACTATATTTACATTTCCAACAGCTGTATTAGCTTGTCTTTGATAATTAATTATATCTCCACTAATACCAGGTTGCATATTTCCTGAACCATTAGCAGGATTAGTTAAAAATTGACCACCCCAATAATAAAGGTCTAATTGAACTGTTTCATCTGTACCACGTCTAACATCTGCTCTTGCGTTTCTTAATCCTTGAGCATCTGCTTTATGGTGTCTTGGATCTAATTGAGGATGTTTAGCTTCATATTCAGTATAATGAACAAAAGAACCATTCCATTCTGTTCTCATTTCTCTATATGGAAATTGTTGCCCAGATCTATCTGATATTGCTAAAGCTCTTTTACCCGTTGAAAATGGCATTATACACTTCTCCCAAAGTATGTGTATGGAGAGATATAAACAGAAGTTCTTTGAGAATCTTCTTCTAGTGCTCTTTGTAATTCATCTTCATAAAACATTTTTAATCCTTGAGTTCTATCTGGAGCTACTTTTTGTGATAAAAAATATGCAAGTCCAGAAACCATTGCTGGTAAAAATCTATAAGGAACGTTTGCTTCATTATTATATGCTCCAGCATCTTGGATTCTAGCTATGTAATAATATTTTACATACATATAAGTAATATTATTTGGAGCTAAATATAAAGTTACTGTAGGGTTAACTTGTCGGTTTACGTAATATTGTGAAGGTTGTCCTGTTTGACCTTTATTTGGTAAAGCTGCATAAGCAGATCTATCAATTTTACTTAATGTTAAGTCTTTTGTATTTAATTCAATATCTTCTGAAGTAGATATATAAGCTTCTAATACATCACTACAATCTTGTGGTGTACTATAAGTTGCTTGTCCTGAAGTTAATGCTTGTACTTTTAAAACTACTTTCCAAAGATGTATTCCTCTATTTCCCCATTCAGAAAATAAAAGGTTTAAGCTTCTTCGTGCTGATTTTAGATTCCATCCAGAATTAGTACGAACACCGCAACGTTCGTAAGCATCTTCTATAATGTCATCTATGCTTAAATCAAATGATGTAGTTCCAGAAGTACTCATGCTTCATGACCTACTTCTTTTTAGATGCTGCTTTTACTTGACTAGTTTTTACGTTCTCTTCTCCCTTTGCCATAATTTTCATTTGTTCTTTTGTAGCAAAGTTAGGAGCTATCTTAGATTTTTGATAATTCTTCATTCCCATTTTAGTATTCTCCGAAGTATTGTTTTTTAACTTGTATTGAATGTTGTCCTTTAACTTCTTGTTTAGGTTGTTGATAATAACCACCTACACCACCATTTACGATTGGATCTGTAGTAAGTATATTTTCTCTTTCAAGACCTTGAACTTCAGGTTCAGACATTCCGCCTTCAACGAAAGTCATATTTGTTTTTGCTTTAATCATTGGCTTACCTGTTTTTGTGTTAATCATACACTAAATATACCTTATTTTTAAGGTGATATATATACTCTTCTATAATAATTTTATTACAGAATTACTAACAATTCCACTTTCTAAGGGATTTATTTATTCTGCTATCAGGATCTTTTGCTGTTTTAGCAGATGTTAATTTTGCTTTCATCCCTTTCATTCTGCTACAGAATGACTTTCTTCTATTAGCAGCTTTTGAACCTGGTTTTAATTTAGAAGGTTTAGTAGTTACCGCAGTAGATAATTTAGAACCAGGATGTTCGCGTCTATAAGATGCAACTCCTTTTTCATTTAAACCACCTTCTGGGTTTTTTCCTTCAGATCTTTGCCATGCTGGAGTTCCACCAGCTGCAAGATATGCCTTACCCATTCCTCTAGATTGCATCATACTAAATCTTTTGTGTAATCATTTACACATCTCATTTCATAATTATCTTCTATTAATCCTCCTGTAGACTTTTTATCAGGAAATCCTTTTTTCATATTAGAATATGCTTCTTTAGAAATTGTTGATTTAGATTTAGGACGACTTATTCCTAATTTTTTTCTTCTATTAATATTTGCGTATAAACCATTTTTAGTCATTATTATATTCAAGCCATTGGTGAATATACTATCTTACCATCTATTTTCTGTGCTTTCAAATACTGCCTTCTATTACCAGAACTTGAATAACTGCAATGAACCCAACCACTATTTGGCTCATTTTCGTTCCAAAATTCTAATATACACTGATCAAAATCTAAATTAGCTACTATCCAATCTGCTATAGTCTTATTAGCGATCCCTACTATTTCAAAATCTGCAGCTTGCCCCTTAGTGTGTTGGCTCTTAATAGTAGAACCTACTGACAAACATAATTCAGGAGATCTATATCCAGAATTAATTATAACTGGACTATTAAAATTATTTCTTACAGGTTCTAATATATTTTCGCATAATAACTTTAAATTATTTATTTGTTCGTCATTAGGATTATTAATTATACCTTTACGAATAGCTGTATCTGAATAAATTAATTCATTTAATGTAAAATTATCACTTAGATTCATTTCTTATCCTTTTAATTATCTCTATTACTTTTTTTTCATATTCTTTATTAGTAGAAAAATTATCTAAAGCGCCTGCCATTTTTATAGGATCTGTATTAAGAGTCCAATCTCTAATTTTTCTAAATTCTGAGTATACCTGTTTTGTATTTAAAATGTCTATATAATTTTTAACAGAATCGCATTTATGGTGAAAAGATCTTACTCTCCATTCAATAGATTCATGTTGTTTATAAGGTAACATACCTTCTTTAGACCATATTCTAATACCATATAAGTTATTACCTTCACGTGCAAAACGACTTTGACCATAGTCAGATTCAACTATAGCTTGAGCTATCATTAATTCTCTGTTTATTCTTTGTGTGTATGGGAGGTCTAAATTGATGTAGTCTATGCACTTGTTTAAAGCTTGGATGAATTCTTTGTTATTATGGTATTCAAACCTCGGAGGACCAAAACCTAGGTTATTTTTAACCCAGGCGATAATGGCCGATTCAGTCTTCTTCTTTGCTATCGGATTCGGAAAAAATGTACCTAATATAAAAGCTGCTAAAGCTATCAATAAATACTTCACTATTATTATTTTTAATTTCATAACATTTACAGTTAGTTAAAAGACAGCAATCTCCAATTGCCAGTTGGTTGATACAACTATTTATAATTTTTTCTTTCAAAAATTAATTTCATCAGATAATGTACTTGAATTATTACACATATTGCAAAAAAGGCAATAGATAAAAAGCTATATAATAATAAGGTTATTATTGTATTAAAAAAGTAAGAAATATAAAAATATAACAATTAAAAAATGTGTTATGTAAGTAATTGCTTTTGAAACATTAACATTCCATTTATGTGCTATACAAATTACAGCCGCATCACTTTTAAAACAAAGTAATGTTATAAAGTTTGCAAATGCTTGTATAGAAACTATATAAATTTCAAATGCTCTATGAATATAAGAATACAACCCTACAAAGAAAAATCCAATTATTTTTAATTTTGATTTAATGTTTTCTAAATTCATTTTTTATCTTCTTCTTTGTTTGGATCTTTATAAGTTAATGTAGAACTTTCTTGTTGGGTATATTGTTCAGCTTGTGGAAAATGAGATTCAGTATATTGAGCTGCTTCATATGCTCCTGGTTTACCTTGATAAACATTTGATTGAATAGCTCCCCCAATTCCAAATTTAACAGCTTTACCTGTTCCTTTTTTTTGGATTCCTATTCCAGCCATTTTAATTTATTATGGTTGTGGTTGATAAGTTGGTCCTGGACCTGAATATTTGTCTGTTAATAAAGTTACTGATGCAAGGCTTGTAAATGTTGAAACATAAATACCTTGAGGAAATAAGATTCCATATTCTGGAATGTTTAAACTAACTACTAAATTTGATGGTACGTCTGTTTTAAATAATGTTGTTCCTGTAGCAGAAGTTGTTTTAAGTTCAACTGTTCCAACTCCACCTCCACTTGATACTACGATAATTCCTTTAAGTCTGATTGATGGTGCAATTACAACGTTACTTGTAGCTGCGTTAATGTACGTTGCTTGAATATCTGATTTATATGACATGTTGTTATTTTACCTAATATTTATGGGGACGTAAAGTACGCCCCCATAAATTAATTGGATTATGCTCCTGCAGAACCGAAGATTCCTCTAGGGTCAGACCAACCGAAGCTGTATCTTTCTCTAGCTTT